ACCTGGCTGCGCCGCGCTTCGGGTTTGCTGGTGGGGGGCCGGCGCGCAGGGCTGCATGGCCTACCCTCCGATCCTGCCCAGGCTGGTGCGCGCAGCCAGGTACGCCTGCCGGCCCTGCTCACTGGAGAAACTGCCGGCGCGCGCGCGCGCCGATCTGATGGCCGCGGTGAGCTCGCGCTCGAAATGGGCGCCGTAGGTGCTGGTGGCGCTGGTCTCCACTTCTTTGGGCAGCGGCCACCTGGGCTTGATGTGGGCCTCGGTTACCAGGTTGTAGAAAGTGCCGAGCTCGCCGAGGTTGAGCAGCGCGCCCTTAGAACGCTTGCCCAGGCGCTTTCGGATTTCCTGCTGGGCCACGAAAACGTCCTCGCGGTTGCGCAGCTGGCGCGGTTTCAGGGGCTTGGGAACGGCCCCAGAGCCTGTTCGCCTCGAGGTGACCAGCCTGGTGGGCACGGCGATGTGGGCGGCGCCACGTTGCGGCCGTTTCGTGCCGCCGGTTACTTGCAGGGCCATGAACTCGTCCGCGGTGCCCACTTTGGCGTGCACGTTGGGCCAGTCTTTTTTGTTGGCGCGCTCGATGCGCACGCCGGCCACCACGCGCTTGCTGCGGATTTTGAAATGGTCCGGCAGGTTGCGCACTACCTCGGCGCGCGCATCCTGCGCCACCCTGGTGAGGGCCACCGCCGTGGCAAAAGGCAGCTGCTCCATGGCGAGATAGCGCAACGCCCTGGCCAAGGCCGGGGCGTTGGTTTGCACCGTCACCGCTATGGACTGCCCAGACATCAGCTCTTTCTGGCCCAGCAGGGAAAGGCCGATCCCCCGTCGAGGTTGGCGCCGCCTGCAGGCTCGGGGCCGATGCCCTCGAGGATGTTGGGCACGCCCTTCGCGGTCAGGGTAGAAACGTCGAGCAGCGGGCCGTGCAGGCTGCCGGGCTTTCCTTTGTGCACGCGCACCACGGTACCGGGCACCGTCACAATCTTGGGCCCTCCAACCACCACGCGCACGGCCACGTTGTCGCCCACTTTGAGGCCCTCGGCCACCTTGGGCGGCTGGGCGCCGCCCTTTGTTTCGGCCTCGAGCTCGGGGGCGGGTGTTGCCGGCAGAGTTTGCTGGCCCATGGGGGTGTCGGTTTTCATCGGCTCAGGATATCACGCAACCGCTCGCGGGTTTCTCCAAGGAACGCGCGCCAGCCTAGATCCTTGGCCGTCTCTCGCTCGCTCTCGCGGTCGATTTCGCACTGGTCTGCGCCAACCACTCGGGCAACGGCGTGGGCCTTGGCAGCGCAGTGCCGATGCCACCTTCCGGTCAGGAAGTCGCGGCCATCGCGCTGCGTCACTTTCTGGTAGTCGGCGCCTGGCCTGATTGGATGCCGGCAACCACCGCACCGATGCGCCTTCCTGGCACGCTGCACCTGGTTGGAGAGGATCTCGCCATAGCACATAGCTAATTGTCCTCCACGTTGCCGGTGCGGCTTTCGTGCGGCGTTTTGCGCCAGGCCATGCCCAGGAATATCACCGGGCCAACCAGGCAAAGCCTGGCCCACCGGTATGCCCAGCCAGCGCCGAGCTGGCAGGCCCACCAGGCGCGCTCGAACGGCCACCACCAGCGCCATCGCTCTGGCTCTGCCCAGCCGCCGCCGTGCATCCTGGCCATTGGAATGGCATTCCTATGCAGTTCAATTCCAGCCAGCTGCGCATCATTCCAGCGCCGGCCGCCCTTGTAGGCTTCCGTGCACTTGCACGGCCCTGGGCGCGCGCCAAAGGTCACCACGGAACACACCGAGCAGGTCCAGGCGGGTGTATAGGGTGCTGGCTCACCGGCCGGCGTGCTTTGGCTCTCGAGCTCCAGGCGGTCGGCCTGCGCCAGGCCGTCCATGATTTCGCGCGCGCGGCGCGCAGCGGCGAGGGCTTTTCCGGTCCGTTGAACCAGCACCAGCTCGAGGTGCTCGCGGCCGTGGCCGTCAAACCATGAAATGCGGCGTGTGGAAAGGCCGTTATCTGCGCCATTCGCCGTTTCCGTGGTTTTCCAGGTCCAATCGCACCCCCAGCACTTTCCAGAATGCTCGGCTGCGTCCAATTGGCTCTGCCGCGGCTTCCCTAGCTCGAACTCAACGTGTGGAAGGCTCACGTAATTTCGATGGCAGTTGGGGCAGCTCACTGCGCACCTGCCGCGGCTTCGAGCTGCGCCTGCTCGCGTGAAATGTCCTCGGATTCCAGCCGGCGCTGCTCGGCCATGGCCTCGCCGTCGCTGTAGCTTTGCAGCGCGCCCTCGAGCGCGCGGCGCACAATCTCGCCAACACTGTGGTGCTGCAGCTTGGCCCTGGCTTCCAGGGCCTGCAGCATCGGCCTGGGCACGCGGCAGTGCAGGCTTACCTGCCGGCCGGCCTCGGGGTACATCGCTCTCCGGCCGCCGTTGCGCTGGCCGCCGGGCCGTTTCGTTTTGGTGGCCGCTGCTTTTTTTGTTTTGAGTTTCATCGTTTCGGGTCTCGGTTGGGGAGTGCCGGCGGTGTTTCCGCGCTGCCGGCTTTCGCGGTGTGCGATCTGTGCATGGCGTAGAACCAGCAGAACAGCACCGCCTCGATGGCCCAAAGGATCACCATGGCGGTGCAGAAATGGCCGAGGCTCATGGCCTGGAGCCCTTGCCTGCCGCAATTTTCGCGGCCCGTTTCTCTGCGGCGGCCAGGTACTTTCCTATGGCCTGGTCTCTGGCGGCCTCGCTGGCAAACCGGGCAATAGGCTGGCCGGCGCCGTAGGGCAGCCTGCCGCGCATCGCCTGCGGCCTGTAGCAGAACCAGACGCCTGGGCCGGTGGCGCCAAACCGTTGCTGCCAGGTTGTGGCGGTTGGATCGTTGGCCAGCACCTCGATGCTGCGGGTGATTCGGGCGCCAATTTCGCGGCCCTTGTTGTCGCCCAGGATGTGCAGGGCGTAGTAGGAAACGCTTTCTTGCGTCGTGCTGGTGATAACCAGGCGCATTTCGGTGGTCTCCATGACCTAGCTCTCCAGGCGGCGGCCGGTGCGCACGGACACCAGCAGGCAGGGGCCATTCGAGAGCTGCACGGAACCGCGGCCGTGGCGCACCTTGAGGTTGCCGCCGGAGCTTTCCGAGAACCAGCCGGCGTGGGCCTTCGAGTAGAGGGTGGAACGGGTGTAGGTGGCCACCTGGACAAGGCCGCCGGCGGCCAGGTGGGCGTTGAGCTCTGCGGCGGTGCAGCGGGCGGTGGTGTTGGCGGTGGACATTTCGGTGGGGTGGGGTTGGTTGGGGTGGTGGCCGGCGTTTCCGCGCCGGTGGTATTATGTTCGGCTATTCCTGGTGGAATGGTAGCGCAATCCGAGAAAAATCGCGCCGCTGTAACTCCGCGCCGCCGGCCGTGTTGTGCGCCACAGTGGTGGCGCAGCTCGACGCGGGCGGCGGGTTTCGCTCAGGCGCACACCTTGGCCATGGCGGCCAGGCGGCCCTTGTGTGTGCGCAGGCCGCAGGCGCGCGCGAGCTCGCGGCGGTCAGCTTCCCAGGCCCAGTAGGCATCCTCGGCCACGTGCACGCCCGCGCTGCGCAGGGCGATGGTTTGGGCGTGGCGCGCGGCATAACGCTGGCCGGCTGCAGCGCGCGCGGCGAGAAACTCCGCGGCGGTTTTCGCGGCGGCCTCGGGCGCTTGGAGCACCGGCGCGCCGCCGGCACCGATTACCACGGCCACCACGGCGTTGGTTCCGTGAAACTTGCCGCCGCAGGAGCAGGAGCAGTTAGGGCCCACCGCGCTGGCGCATTTTTCGTTGCAAGGGCACTCGAGCTGGGTGGTGACCAGGTGGCGGTTGTTGAACTTGGACACCAGGCCCATCAGCGAAACCGTGCCGCCGCAGCTGCAGCGCGCTTTCTCGCCCCAGTAGTACGCATCGGTGCGCGCCAGCTCTTCGCTGCAGGCTCCGATAATGGTGCCGGTAGTGTTGAACTTTGCGCTGCGCACTTGGAGCTCCACGGCCATGGGGGTCAGGCACGTATTGCACTTGAAGTAGGCCAGGCGAGGGGTGGTTTGGGTGGTCATCGGCGCGGGCTGGTTGGTTGGGGTGGTGGCCGGCGTTTCCGCGCCGGTGGTATTATGTTCGGCTATTCCTGGTGGAATGGTAGAACAATCCGAGAAAAATCTCGCGGCCGTAAGTCCGCGCCGCCGGCCGAGTTGTGAGCCACCATTCCAGGCTGGCCGCTATTCGCTCTGCAGCTCGCGCAGCTCGAGCCTGCGGCCGAGGTCTGGGTGCTTGGCCGCCAGCAGCCTGGCGTAGCGGCTGCGGTAAGTGTTGTTGAGCTTGAACGTAGAGGCTGGGTCCTCGGTGTGCATCAGCCGCTGCCAGCGCAGCACCTCGAACACCATGCCGATGCCGAAACGCTGGTGGCCTCGGTCAGCGAGGCCCTGCGCGAGGCGCACGATTTCCTCGAACACCCAAGGGTTGGTGGCGTGGAATTCCTCGAACCGCGCCTGGATTGTGGCTTCATGCTCGGGGCCCATCGGCGGCACAACCAGCGGCGGCGGCGGGTAGGTCCACGCCGGCCGCGGCCTGGCGAAAAAATCGCCCTGGTGGCTCACCGGCCGGCCCCCCACCTCTTTGAATAGTCGCCTGGCCACCTGCGCTGGGCCTCGCTGATGATTGCGCCGATCACGAAAGGCCAGAGCAGCGGGTTGGCCTCGAGCACCGCCCAGCGGTACGCCTGGCGCAGCTCAAGGTCAGGTAGCGCGCGCATCTGGCGCGCCAGCTGGCGCTGCCGCAGGAACGCACCGGCCACGGCCGCGCCGCAGCCGAGCACCACGCCAGCCCACATATCCGGCCAGCTCACGGGTGCACCTCGCGGCCATCCCAGCGCAACACCGTTGCGCCGCCTCGGCGCAGAACCGCCTCGGCCGCCTCGCGGTCGGCTGGGCAAAGGGCTGCCAGGTGCTCAACGGTCACCCGGCTGCGGTCGGCCAGGCAGGCCCTGGATTGAGTGTCGGCCCATATTTCCGGCTCGCCGTTGCCGCTCGGCAGCTGCCGGTAGCAGAGTTTGGAATGCACGCTGCAGCACGTGCCAGGCAGGCCCTTTCGGTTGTACTTTGCGCAGGCAGTTTTATGTCCGTCCTGCCATAGCTTGAGCAGCTCGAGCTCCACGGCCACGGCCTCGGGGGTGCTTGTTGTGTTGCAGAATTCCGAGCTGCCGTTGCACGCCATGGCGTACGCATTGATTGCGCGCCAGGTCGCCAGCCAAAGGGCATCGGCCGCGGTTTCCTGTTTGTTTTTCATTGTGCTGCGCTCGCTTTTTGCGCGGCTTTGTAGGCGGCCAACCGGGCGGCCTTTCGGGCTGTTTCGTCCGCGGCTGCTTTTGTATTCCAGGCCGGGTTCCGCACCTGCACTACCACCGTGCCCTTGAGATTGCCGAGGGCCGTTCGGTTGAGCAGGGAAAAATCCTCTGGGCACGCCGGCAGGTCTGCCAGTCTGGTGTTTCTCGTTGGACGCCAGGCATAAACCACCTTGCACGTTGGGCAGCGGCCATGCGTAAAGAGGTGTCGGAACAGCTGGTAATCGGTCGTGATTGGTTTGGGTTGGGTGGCCATGGCGGTGTAGTGGTGGTTGGTGGTTTGTGTGGCAATGCCAGCCGGCGCGCTCGAGGCTCGCCGGCCGGCCGATAGATCAGGCCAGGTCGATGCAGGCCACGATTTCGTACTCGGTGCCCATGTAAGGCCCGTGCTCGCTGCCGGCGAGCTCAGGAAATGCGCCGAGGATGGCCTGGCGCGCGAAAGCCGCGGCCTCGGCGCGCAGCGCCTGGAACCGCTCGAAACGCTCTTCGCCGAACGGCATCGCGTCGATGGTGGCGTGGTGCATTTCAGAGCCCACCAGGCCGAACATTCCGAGCCCAAGGCCCAGGCTGCTCATGGTTTGGTGGTCGCCCGTGATGGAGCTGGCTTCCCAGGCTCGGAAAATCAGCTCGCCGGCGGCGAACGGGCAGCGTGTGGCGTGCACCGTGATGGTGCGGCCGTTGAGGGTGAGGGTGCGGGGGGCGGGAAGGGTGGAGAGGGTGGCCATGGCGGTGGTTCTCGGTTCGAGGTTGGGGCGGCGGCCGGCGTTTCCGCGCCGGTGGTATTATGTTCGGCTATTCCTGGCTGGAATGGTAGCGCAATCCGAGAAAAATCGCGCTGCCGTAACTCCTGGCTCCTGGCCTACTTATGTGCCACACTTCCTAGCGAGGGTCGTCTAGGGTGTCACCGATCACCCTGGCCGCTTCCTCGAACGCCTGCGCGCCGGCGGTGTTTCCTCTGGTCCTGGCGGCCGCGGCCTTGCGCCTGGCAATTTCGAGCACCTTGCGCAGCACCGCCCTCTCGGCCTCGAGGGCCAGGGCGTAGTGGTCGCGCGCGGTAATCAAGGCCGGCCGAAACCGCTGCGCCATGTCGAGGGTGTGCGGCCGCTCCGGCCACTTGACGCCCTGGATTTCCGGCAGGCTCATGGGCCGCGCTCCAGCCTGGCCGTACGCTTCCAATCGTCGCCAACCTCGAGCTCCAGATCCTCGATGGTGAACTGCTCGAGCAGCTGGCTGCTGGCGCCTGCACTCTCGCCATGCAGCAGAACCGGCGGCAGCGACGGCATGTTCCACGCCAGGCGCGGCCAGTCAGGGTTCGCAATCTCAACCAGCCGCTTCCACCTGCGCAGCGCGCGAAACACGCGCCGCCAGCCTGCGCCAGCGCGCTCCTGCCTGGTCCTACGCTTCCACCTGGTGCCTGCTTTCATGTTGTGCCCTCTCTAGTCTCTGGCCCGTGCAGCCAACCGTGGGCGCGCTCGAGCTCCTGCGCATCGGCGCAGGCGAACGCTCGCCACACCCAGCCGCCGGCGTTTCGTACTCGGTCACCTCTCACCAGCGCGCGCGCCAACATGGCGCCGGCCAGCCGCAGCCGCTTCCACCCTGCCGCCGCCTTGAACGTCCCAGGCCCGCGCAGGCCGGCGCCGGCAGCAGCCAGCGCGCCGAACACCTCGAACGGCCCAGCAGCCGAGCGCAGCGCGCGCGCGAGCTCCACGCCTGCGGCACGTACGGCCTCGAGCTCCCCATGGTTGGCCGCGGCGCGCGGCGGCGGCGGTTTCGGCCTCGCCAGCACACCCTCGAACGCCAGCTGGTGCTGCACCGGCTTGGTGCGCCAGCCGGCGAACAGCCGCCGCCAGACTTCCGGCGAATGCCTGGCAGCAGGGTGCTGCTCGAGCAGCCTGGCCCCAGGCCCTGCCCAAAACTCGGTGGCGGCCTCGCCGTCGAGCAGGTGGAAGGTATCTGGCCAGCGCGGCCTACGCTCCCGGTGCGCAGGATTGCGGCGCACCGGCAACCAGTCGCCTGGGCTGCGTTGAAGGATTCCGCTCTGCTCCAACGCACCAAGGTGCGAGCGCATCGAGCGCAGGCAGGGCGCGCCCTCGCCATAGAAGCCAGCCCAGGCGCGCAGTAGGCCCTCGGCGCCCAGGCGCGCAACCGCACCAGGCACGTACCACGGTTTCGATGGGCGAGCTCCCAGCGGGCAGCGCAGCGCGAACAGCAGCAGCACGATACGGGCGCGCACCTCGCGCACATCACGCCGGCGGCTTGCGGCCTCAACCAGGCCGGCGAGCAGCACCGAGCGGCCTGCCAGCTCATCGAGCGGGCTTGCGCCCTGGACCAGCGGCGCGGATAATCCACGCGCCAGGGGGTTGAGACTCGACACCGAAACCTCCGAAAGGGCCGGGCCCGCGGGTACTGCCGCTGGCCTGGCCCGTTTCTACCTTGATCCTGGTAGATAGCGCAAGTGCCGCGCGCGCTTTTCCGTTACATCGATTCGAGGTTAGCACTCGAGCGGGTTGCGCCATGCCTGGGGCTTTCCATTTCCCATTCGTATGCAGAGGGGTGCAAGTTTGCGGCGCGCTCGCTGCGTTATCCACATCCTGCCAACACTCCGCGGAGAGCCTGGGGATTTTGTGAAAAACCTGCCACAGATCGGCCTCGGCGCGGCACCGAGGACCACTTGCATTGAGGTCCACTTATTCCGGCAGCTCACCGCGGCCGCGGCCGGCGCCAGATCCACGGCACGAAACCACCGGCCGGAACCGGGCGCGCCACGCCGGCACCGCCGAGCTCCTGCAAGGCCCCAGGATGCACGCCGGCCTGCTCGCGTCCGAACACCTGCACCGGTTGCGCCGCGCATAAGCCAGGCGGCTCGCGCGGCGTTACCTCGAGCCCTGCCGCTGCACCTGGTCCAGCAGCGCACACCGGGCAGGTGAGCACACCCTGGCTTGACCACCAGGTGGGGCCGGCGCACACCGGGCAGGGCATTGAGGCCGGGTCCACGCTCAGGGCTTCCAGAGCCAGGTATCGAGGTCCGCGGGCGTCACGTACGTGGTGCCGATCTGCACTCGGCCGAACCAGGCCGAGGGTGGCTTGCGAGAGTAGAAACGGCATTGCTGATTCCAGCCAGCACCGAGTTGCACCGGCACCTTGCCGGCCGGCTTGCCTGGCGCCTGCGCCGGCCCGCATTGCGAGCCCTGGCCGGAGCTTGCGAACTGAACCCAGCGGCCGCTGCCCAGGCCGCTCACCGAGAGTTTTGGCGCCTGGCCCTCGCCATCGGTGAAAGAGACCAGTGCAACGTCGCGCAGCTTGATTAGCGGCGGCTGCAGGTTTTGCACCTCGAACGTGCCACCGATCACCTCGAGGCTGCGGGCGGCGCCGTAGCCGTCCCACGGCAGCGTGCCGTTATCCACCAGATCCTGCACGCCGTCGCTCATGGGCAGGCCGGTGCCGGTTTCTAGCGAGTAGCCCAGCGCAATGGGCACGCTGCCAGAATTGACGGGCGGCACCAGCTCATAGGCTTTGTTGTCAGTGTAGAACTGAATGGCGCCGCCGGCCCACTTAGGCGGGTTGGCGCCGTCGTCACAGTTGACGCGGTAGTGGTAGTTGCGGAGCACCACGTGCAAAAGGCCGCCGCAGACATTCACCGCAAACGATCCATTCCGGCCGCAATCAATTGCGGTGAGGTTTTCGAGCAGCAGCGTGCCGTAGCCGAATCGTTCGGACCAGCCGGCGCCCAGGTCGATGCGGTCGAGAAACCGAGTTACCCAGTACACCGCGGAAATGGCGCAGCCGTGAAATTCGCAATCCACCAGCTCCGAATCGCCTGGCGGGCCATTCTGGTAAATGCCGTGCTCCACGGTGCCGGCCAGGCCGTCGCCCTTGGTGACACCGCCCACCATGCGCACGCCTTTGGCGTGCAGTTGCACGTGGCCGTCGAATCGGCCAACCCAGGTGGTGAGGCCGGCGCCTTTGGCGGTTTGGTTTTGCTGGTCTCGGCCAATTGAAAGCACCTCGATTTCCTCGAGGTACAGGTGGCCGTAGGTGGGGTTGGCGTGGGCCGCGGTGGTGCATGGCCGGTTGTCCCAGCTATCAATTGTGAGGTGAAGGAAGGCGATATCCCGATTGACGCCAACGTATTGGGCCAACTGAAACCCAGCGAGCACGGAACCGTCGCTGGAGAAAGAATCGGCCTCGAGGCCCACCACGGAAATGCCCTGGTAACCGATCTGGCGCGCGGTTTCGTCTTTGTCCACGCGCGAACCCACCTTGACCGAGCCCTGGCGGCCAAAAAAACCGATCCACTCGCCGGCATTGTTTTGCATCTGCTCCATGGCCACGGCCATCGGCAGGCGGCCGCCGGTGGGAACCACCACCGGCTTGCCGCTGCGCCAGTTGGTGACCACGCCCAGGGCGTCAATCACCACGGTGGCGGTGGGCTGCAGGGTTGGGTGCCAGGTCAGCCTGGGGTCACTGTTGAGGCCATCGGGCAGCGGCGGCGCCTGGGAGAAACCGCAAACCGATGCGAGAAAGAGGAAGAGGGCAAGGGAAAGGCCGCGCAGGTAGGGGGTTTTCATCCTGCCAGGTGTACGCGCGCGCCTGGGGAGCTTCCAGGGTGTCTAGCTGTACGGTCGCCCTATACAGGCGCCGCGCAGCACGGTTTTATCGGGTTGCGGTGCACCGATAAAAAACGCCGGCGCTGCCACCCCAGGCAGGCGCCGGCGCCACCATGGCCAACTACAGGCGCCAGTCTACCCTGCCGGTGGCGTAGGTGAACCAGGCGGCGCGCCAGCGGCCGGAGGTCTGGCTTTGTCCCAGTCCACCCCGCTGCCGTCGTGGAATCGCGGAACTCCGAACAGCGCGCCCAGCACCAGCTCGGCCTTGTCGTGTTCCGTGCGATCACCGCAGCAGCCGCAGCCCTCAGTTTTGCGGTACTCAAGAAAGGCCGCTAGCAGCTTGGCCACCGCCTTGTCGGTCCTGTTTCGTGAAAGGTTGTCGATTTTTATGGCGTGGTGCGCCGTAGCGGCGCCCATCGCCTCGGCCACTTGATCGGCCCGCTCACGGTCTGGAATCGGAGGAAACGCGGCATGGATTGCGCAGCCAAACTCGATGGCGAGCTGGCCTGCCTTTTGGCTCACGGTTGCCGGCGGGATAGCAAGGAAATACCTGGGGGGGAAAATAAAACGGCCGCTGGTTTTCATGGTGTGTTGGTTGGTGCAGGTCAGCTCGGGCAGGGGTGCTCGCCCTCTATGCGTAGGCTCACGTGGTAGCCGCAGGGGTGCTCGAACCACCAGGCGAGTCTGGCACGGCGCAGCTCGAACACCGTGCCGTTGTTGAGCGCCAGGCGAATCAGCGCGGAGTCGCTCTCGAGGGTGCTGCAGAGCTCGCGGAACTTTGAGCCGGTTACGGTGGTCTCGAGGCTCGGGCAGTCGTTGACACCGTAATAGCCGCAATTCATGGCCGGCCGCTCCACACCTGGCCGTCGATCAGGCGCCCAACCAGCTCGGGGTTGTGGGGCATGATGCGGGCGGCGCCGTGATAGCGGCACTCAATCAGCTTGGAACCAGGCACCTCGCGCTCGGTTGGTGACCAGGCCCCCCACTGTTTGAAAAAAAAAGCCGTATCGGTGGCCTTGCACTCATCGCGCAGGTGGCGGGCGTGGGCTGGGTGCATCGGCCGCGCATCTGGGCCAGACTCACCTCCGACAATCACCCAGCGCACGCCGTGGGGCGCACCGTGGCGCGCCGGCGTTTCGTGCGCTGGCGCCAACCACCTCGAAAGGCTCACCGGGCCCAGCAGCGGCTCGGCCGAAACGAACCGCAGGGCGGCCGGCGCGGCGATCAGATCCGGCAGCCGCTGCTCGGCGCGCGCCTGGTCCTCCACCGAGGTGCCCAGCCAGACGTTAGCCGGCGGCCAAAGCTTGACGGCCACCTGGTGGTCGGCGCGCATCAGCATGGCACGCTCGCGCGGGCCCTCCAGCAGGCGCGCCGCGGCGGCCAGGGCGTCGTTGCGGGTGGAACGGCCCAGGATGTCGCGCGCGCGCGCCGGCCGCTTGGTGAGAGCCTGGAAGGTCCAGCGCGGCAGCGCGGCCATAATCCCCCACACCGCCAGCGAGCATTCCTCGGGCAGGTTGTCCTGGAACACATCGGAAAGGCTCGCAACGAAACAATGCCTGGGCGCCACGCGCAGCGGCCAGGCCAGTGCCTTGGGGCGCAGGATGGCCTTGCCGGTCCAGCGCGGCCCGATGTCGCTTTCACGCACCAGGCCCTCGAAGGGCAGGCCCTCGCCCGAGAACCGCCAGGCGAACCGCTCGGCGTAGCAGTTTTGGCAGCCTGGCGAAACACGCCGGCAGCCGGCCACCGGATTCCAGGTGCTATCGGTCCATTCAATGCCGGTGGTTGCTCCCATCAGTCGCCTGGCTCCTGCTCGAGGCCCTTGGTTGGCTTGGCTGCCAGCCGCGCGAACAGCCGGCCCTGGCACCAGGCCACGATACGGTCGGGGTCCGTAGTCACCAGGCTGGCGGCGCCGGCGGCCAGCGGCAGGTCCTGCACGCCGTGCAGGCCGGCCGGCCGATCCTCGCCGGCGGCGGTAATCAGCACCGCCAGGCGCAGGCTGGTGCTCGAGCGCAGGGCCCAGAGCGCGCCGAGGGTGGCCCAGTCCGATGGAGCCGCCGGCAGCACCAGCACAACCAGGTGCACCTGGGTGAGCTGGGCCCTGGTCACCCGGTTTTGCACCGAAAACTCTTCGCCCTCGGAACTCTCGAGCGCGCGCAGCAGCTCAGGCTCGCCAACCCATGGAGCGCCGGCCAGCTGGTTGCTGCGCGGCAGGGACCAGAGCTCGCCGTGCCACGCGCGAAAGCCAGCGGCGTGCAGCGAGTCGGCCAACACTCCGAGGCCCGAACTCCTGGCGCCGGCTCCGAGGATCAAAACCACCGAGCTCATGGTGTGGGCCTGATAGTGGCCACCGGCTCAGGTAGGGCTGGCGGGTTGAGCTTGCGCACGCTGCGCTGCCAATAGCCGAATAGGACGCGCTCCTGCCAGGGGTAGGTCCGCTCCTGGGCCTCAGTCCACTGCTCGGCCCGCACGTGCTGGACCAGTCGGCGGTCAACGGTGTGGAAGGGCTTGGCGAACCAGTACCACTCGCCCAGCTCTGGGGTTTCGGTTGTCCACGGGTCACGTATTTTTAGCCGCCACCAGCTCATGGGATTGGTTGGGCAAGGGTCATCGGGTCAGGCATGGCCGGCAATTTCAGAGCTCGCCAGCTGCGCTGCCAGCCGCACATCCGCACACGGACCTGCCAGGGAAAATGCCTTTCCTCGGCCTCGGTCCATTGAAGGGCCACGCGCGAGCGGCTTGGCAATGCCATGGGGTTGGTGAACCAGTACCACTCGCCCAGCTGCGGTGTGCTGATTGTCCAGGTCTGGCGTTTCATAGCTACTGCAGCGGCTCCACACTCGCCTGGCACTTGATGCAATAGCGCCAGGCGCGCGGTGTCTTCGAGGCCATTGCGCAGGGCTTCCCATGCGGGCAATGGTGCATCACCGGCCTGGTCTGTGTGCGCAACGGAACCAGGCGGCCGCAGCCGTGGCAGGGCACGCGCGCGGCTTTCTTCCGCAGCTCGGCCCAGTGCTGTTCCCAGGTTTTCGGGCTCATGGGCCAGCCTGCCGGTTGAGCACCGCCCAGGTGCTCATGGTGTGGGCCAGGCTCTCGCGCTCAAGCACCGCCACCGCCTCGGAAAGTCGCGCGTATTCCTCAGCCGGATCTGCGCCGTTATAGACGGACACCGCCTCGCGCTTGCGCGCGTACTGAATGGCGGCCAGCACCAGCTCCGAAACCGCGCCGGCGGCGTTGTAGGCCGCGCGATCACCGCCGCCGTACTTTGCCACGATGTCCATGGCATCCATGGTCACAGACTCCCAACCGGCTCGATGGCCTGCCAGCTCTGCGGGCTGCCGGCGAGAATCCAACCGCGGCCGGTTTTGTTGTCGATCAGCAGGCCCACGCCGGGCTCGATGGTGAGCACGTGGAAGTCGTCCACGCGCCTGGGCAGGTCCTCCCAACCGCCAGGAGCTCCAGGGCCAATCGGCGCCTGTGCCGCCACCGGCGCGCAGCTCCAGGCCACCAGGCCGAGGCCCAGCACCAGCAGCAGCCGAAAGAGCTTGAGCTGCCCGAGGCTGCGCAGCATCAACCGCAGGCTGCTTTCCTCATCCTCCAGCTTTGCCGCCAGCTCTTTGGCCTGCAGCTTGGTGCTTTCGTGGTCGTGCTGCAGGCGGTCGCACTTGATCCGCTGGTCTCGAATCGCGCGCAGGGCTTCCTGTGGCGTTTCCCAGGGCGGTCGGCCATCGTCCACGATCAGGTCGCGGGTGGCGGCGCGCTGGGCCACCTTGCCCACCATGTCGGAAAATTTCTTGATGCCCTCGGGCGATCCGTCCACGTTGATGACGGGGCCGCTGCTCACCTCGCCGGTGTCCGTATCCACTACTTCGCTCGCCATTTTTCGCTTTGCCATGGTTTCAATTCCTCGCTGCTGGGGTTGGTGGCCGGCGCACGCTCAGGCGCGCGCCGGTGTGCGTTTCTTGGATTTGTGCTGCTTGGCCTTTCCTGATTTCTTGCCCTTCGAGGCCAGCCGCTTGGCGATCTGCTCCACGGAAACACCGTAGGCGGCCGCGGCCATGGCCAGGGCTGGGCTCACGCCATAAGACTCCACCGCCAGGTCCGGCAGCAGCTCCAGGCCGGTTTCAACGAACCCAACCGCCTGGCCCTGGGTGCCATGTTTGGCGTCTGTCCTGGTTCCAAGCACCGCCAGCTCGATGGCGAATCGCACCCAGGTGCAGGAATCGATCTGGCTGCCTGGCCCGCCCTCGAACAGGTATGCCTCGAGGTCCTCCACCGGCGCGCCATTGATTGCCGAAAGCCGCCGGCGCATCGCGCTCAGGGATCGGTGGCCTGCGCAGCCCAAAAGCCGCCTGGCCATCAGCTCGAGTACGCCATCATGCGTAGAGCCAGGCCCGCGAACCCTGCTGCACGCCTCGGCCACCACTGCATCGAGCACCGCATCCTCGAGCTGTTCGAGCCTGCGCGCGGCGGCGAGCTCGTTGGCGCGCCGGGCGTCGTCTCCGTCGCGCTGCGGTTTCTTGTCCGGCTTGACCAGCCCAGAGCGGCGGGCCTCGGCCATCAGCGCGCGCCGCTCCACCAGGGTGTGCAGGATTCCCAGCTGGTCAGTTGCCACGGCCTTGTCCAGGTCGCCAACCAGGCCGGCGCACGTGGCGCGCCAGGTGCCTGCCGTTCCAGGCAGCTCGCACGGTGCATCGAGGTCCAGCAGCTCTCGGTTGGCGAGCATCGATCCGTAGGGGTAGAGCTCTCGGGATTGTTTGGGCGTCAGGATTTTGGCGCCGTCGTGCATCGCGGCCTCGATTCCCAGAGCCCTGGTGGCGTCCACCTTGGTGCGCCAGCAGGCAGAATCCAGGCAGAAGTCCGCGGCGCCGTCGCCAGCGGCGAAGAGTGAAGTCTGGGCACCGCTGCGCTTTGGGCAGGCCGAGCACGCACCAGCCGCTGCCACCAGATCGGTGGCCTCAAGATCCCACGGGGCCTGGTCCAACGCCCTGCACGCCATTTCAACCGCCACCGCGGCCGTGTGGGCCCCAACGGCCTCGCGGCCCTGGTCGCGCGGCGGGGCATCGATGTGCCTGGAGCTGCCGAGGTAAAACCGCAGGCTGGTGTCGGCCTCAGCCGCGGCGTGCTCCTGCTGTTCGCTCGAGGGCAGCCGCGCAAACTGCTCGGCCGCGCCGGCGGTGATCCAGCCGCCCTCGAGCATCGCCAGGAGTTTTGGCGAAAGCCCGAGCAGGAGCAGCCGGCGGCGCACGTGGGCGATGGGGCGGCCAACATGCGCGGCGATATCCTCGACGCCCAGGCCCGTGCTCTGCAGCACCTGGTAGGCCCTCGCCTCGTCCATGGGCGCCTGGTCCTTGCGGTGCAGGTTTTCGACCAGCGCCAGCTCCAGGGCGCGCTGGGCGTCCACCTGCGCGCGGTCGTAGACCAGCACCGGCACAACATCGAGGCCCAGGCGGCGGGCAGCTCCGAGTCGGCGGTGGCCGGCGATCAGCTCCAGGGCGTGCCAGCGCAGGCCGTTGCCATCGTCCACCGGCAGGCCGCGGGCCAGCAGCGGCTCGAGGATGCCGTGCTGGCCTATTGAGGCCACCAGGTCCGCAATATCGTCCACCTCGGCACTCGAGCGCGGGTTATTGCAGTTCTGGGTGAGCTCCTGGGTGTGCACGTAGTGCAGGGCCGGCCGTGGCAATGCCGGCAGGATTGGATTGGCTTGCACGTGCTCCAGGCTGGGCGGCAGCCCATGCTCGCCCACCGCCGTTACCTCCAACCCCAGCGCGCGCTTTTGCTTGGCCATGCCCTGATGATGTCACGGAATGGAAGGGGCGGCTACCTGATTCCGTGATTTCCTGCTAGGCTTTTCCCATGTCACGGAAACCCAGGCAGCCGGCACCGGAAACCCTCACCACCAAGGAACTCGAGCGCCGATGGAAGGGCCGGCTATCCCCCGGCACCATTCGCAATTGGCGCAGCCTGGGCCGCGGTCCAGGCTTCCAGCGAGTCGCTGGCGGGCGGGTGGTCTACAGTCGCGCGGCCATCCTGGCTTTCGAGGCCCTCCACGATTTTCGCAAACCGCCCACCACCAAGGAACTTTGAACCATGCAGAGACTCGAAGCCTACCCAGTCCATCGAATTGCGGCCCTTGTCATCCTCACGGTCTGCCTGCTGGGCGGCCTGGCGCTTTCCCTCTCGACATCGAGCTGCTGCGCTCCTGGCGTTGGTGTGCTGCCCAGCCGGGCCTTTGTGGACGCCTCGCGCGAGCTCCACGGTGTGATTGGCCCCAGGTTTCTGGCCTATGTCGCGGCCGATCCTGCGCTCGATGCCGTCACCAAGGAAACGCTCGCCGGGGCCGTTGGTGATTGGGAATTCATGCTGCGCCAGGCCGAGGCCGCGCTGCCGCCGGCAACGCCTGCGGCGCCAGTTGCCGGCGCGGTGGTGCGCTGATGGGCCTAGAACTTCGCCATGTGGTTGACGGCATCGCGCAATCCGCCCTCGAGGAATTGGACCGCACCGGCGCGCCGGCGGCCGGAGAGCTGCGCCAGCGGCTGCGCAAGGTGCTCGAGGATCAGGCCATGGTGGCCGCCCGTGCGATGTCCGGCCAGGATGTCAGCGTGGCCCAGGCCGCGGTCAAGGCTCGCCTTGATGCCCTCGGAGTTGCCGGCCTGCTGCTTTCGGTCGGCCAGGTGCAGCGCGCGGTGCAAGGTGCCATCCTGACCGCGCTGCGGCTGGCGTTCACCGCACTGCTCTGAAAACCCTGCGCCGCTGGAGACACTCCCCAGGAAACCAGCGGCGCCGGGCCCGTCCCCCGTCAGGATCAGGGGATGTTCTCGGCCACGGTGAAGGCCACGGGGTCTAGCGGGAACCGAAACGCTGCGGTGGCCACCTCGAACTGGTAGCGCCACTCGCCTGCCTGGTCGATGTCGCCTGGCTGCACCACGTACACCACCAGGCCGTCGAGGCCGGTGGTCCCCAGCTGGGCCGTTTTGTGCAGCGTGGTGCTGTCTGGCTTTTCCAGCCGGAACTCGAGCAGGGTGGCGCCGGAGATATCGGCCGGCACGCCGTCGAGCAGTAGCACCGCCTCGATGGTGTAGCCGGAAGATCCAACGCGCAAAAGGTCGCTCATGGGGCTGGGGTGGTCATCTGGCGCCTGGTGGTCTGCCGAGTCGATCCTACCTCGCTGGTCGTGCGGATACTCGGGGTGCGGTTGGAGCTCTGGGCCGTCTGCAATTCCACCGTGGTGCGGCTACTGGTTTGGCGGCCAGAACGCACTAGCGAGACTCGACGCCCGAGCCAGGGGAAGTAGCCGCCGCCGGCGTGGCCCTCGCTCAGGCCCTCGAGCGCGCCGCTGCCGCTCAGTGCCGCCAGGCATTCCGCCCAGCCCTCAACGGTGCCCGAGAGGTTGGGCGGTAGGGCACCGATGCCGATAGCCACCGCGCTGCATTCCGCGGCGAACGCCTCGGAGCCAGCCAGCGCGCCCATGGCCGCCGGGGTGGCAACGGCCTCGGCCGCGCCCTGCGCTGCGGCCTGCAGCGCGCCAGAGGCCGCGGGCACCGCCTGCGCAACCGCCACACCTTGCGCAACCGGCGCCAGTGCACCGCTCGCGGCCGGCACCGCCAGCTGCTCGGATACACCCTGCGCAATCGGAACCAGCGCCGTGGGGGCTCCGGCGGTGAGCTCGGCCACCGCCTCGGATACGCCCTGCGCCGCGGCCACCAGCGCGCCCGTTGCTGCCGGGGTGGCAACGGCCTCGGCCACGCCCTGCGCAGCAGCCTGCAGCGCGCCAGAGGCCGCGGGCACCGCCTGCGCAACCGCCACACCTTGCGCAACCGGCGCCAGTGCACCGCTCGCGGCCGGCACCGCCAGCTGCTCGGATACACCCTGCGCAATCGGAACCGCGGCGCCAGTGCCGGCCGGGGTTGCCGAGCCATCGGCCACACCCTCCACCTCGGCAATCAGCGGCGAGGTAGAAACCTCGAGCAGGTAAACGCCCGTGCCGTCCTCCAGCAGGTAGCGGTCGGCCGTGGTTTCGAGCTGTAGGGCGTCGGCCATGGTGAGAGGTTAGCGCGGCGCGCGGCCGGCCAGACTTAGCTCCACTTGCCCACAGACACCGCGCCGGTGGGCCCCACGCGGCGGCAGGTGAAGAAACTGCCGGCCTCCACGGTGCCAGCTGCGGCGGTGACTAGGGCCACCGAGGGAATGATTGTTCCGGCCGCCGTTACGTCGAAGGTTCCGGTCACTTCCACCCAGGCGCTGGTGCCGGTTCCGGCGGTCAGGATCGACGCGGCCGAATTTGAGGCCGCCGCTCGGCTGCCCGTGATGGTGCCGGCGTTTCCAATGGTGCCCTGGTCAATCCCAACAGCGCGGTAGAGGGTGGTCCCCAGGGTCGCGCCGCCGCCTCCCAACAGCTGGAACTGCAGATTGCCCGATGTACCGCTCAGGCCGGTGATGCCGAACAGGCATTGGAAAAAGTAGACGCCAGCAGCCAAGTCTAGGGTGCCGTTGGTGACCGCATCGAACAGCTTTTGGGCCGAGGTCGTGCTGGTCAGGGTCCTGCTCGACGCCTGGCGTATCCAATGCTCGATGGAATAAACGCCACGGTTCTGCGCCTTGGGCGTGCCGTAAAAACAATCGTTGGCGAATTCCTCCGCGCCATCCTCGGGCGTGGTCAGCAGCGTGCCCGAGGTGCGCCGCGGCCAGGTGTTTGCCGATGCAGTACCGGCGGCCCAGAGCGGCGCGGTGTTCACCAGTGTTTTGATCTGGGCCGCGGTCACTTTCTTGGAAGTGCCGGCCTCGTTGATGGCGAACTCATTGGCCGCTGCCGCGGCGCCGGCCGCGGTCAGGGCGGATATTTTGGTGTCGGCCATGGTCTAGGCGCCGCGCGCGGCTGGCTCTCAGCCCTCGGTGACCACCAGCTGGCCCGCGGTCACCTTGGGGGTGATGCCGTTGGAAATGGCGAGCTGCTTGGAAAGGGCAATCTTTCCGCCGCCGGCGGCGGTGATGTCGAGGGTGGAACCGCCCTGGGTGGTCGAGATGGTGATAACGTCGCCGGAAACCGATTTCACCCAGTACACCGTGCCAGCCGTGATTCCGCTGGGCATGGTCACCAGAGGCAGCGAGTAGAACACCACGCGGTCGTCTACCACGAACGCATTGCCGGGCACCGTGATGTTGTCGGCGGTGGTCGCGGTGAACACCTTGGCACCAGAGGCCAGCGGGCCGGAGTGCAGGATTTTGCCGGCGCCGCTCGAGGCCGTGCCGAGGCTCCAGTGCGTGGCGGTCTCGCTGCCGCCCGTGCACGCCGGAAAGTTGATGTCCGCGGCGTTCACCACCTGCTGGCCGGTCTGTGTGAAGCCGGAGCCGGAGCGCGCAACGGCCACGCGGGCGTAGCCGGTCCAGGTGCACTCGCTGGTATTTTGCGAGCCAGCGGCGCCGGGGTCCGCGGTGTGCAGCGCCAGGTACACGCTGCCGGCGGTGGCCGAGGGCTGCAGGCCAGACGCATCGCCAACCAGCGCCAGGGCCGTGTTGGTGTAGAGGTGTGCCAGGCTCTCGCCGGCGTAGGTATTGCCCTTGCCCATGGTGGTGTCTGGTTGCTCGAGGTTAGCTCAGTGCGGTGACCGAGCGGGCGCGCCAAAGGCCCTTGGGGCCGGGCACGATTTTGATGGGGCCGCCGGCAGGGCTGTAGGGGAAACTGGGGCCGTTGGCCACCGAGTCCAGCCAGATCAGCGGCCGGCGCGCGGCATCGCTGGCGCCGTCGAGGTAGATAATTGCGCCCTTGACCTGCCGGGTGCCGTTGCTGATGGTCGCGCCGAAATTCACATCGTCACAATCCACGATCAGGTCGCCGGTGGGCAGGTCGTCGGTGACCGTCACGGTGGTGAGGGTCTGGCGGCTGTAGCCGGCGCCGTTCATTTCGTCCAACGTGGTGAAACTGGACAGGAACGTGGAGCGCAGCTCGAGGTCGGCCGTGGTGTTGCTCATCACCAGCAGGGCCTTGAGCGTGGCGCTGGTCCAGTTGATGCCCGTGGTGAGCATGAAACTGCGGCCGGGCACGTAGAAAAAATTGGCCATGCCGAGAGTCTACGCGGCGGGCTGCGGCGGGTCTTGGGTGTCGCCGGCGGGCTGCGGCTCCTGGCCGATGGCCTGCGTGGTCAGGTGGCGCAGCACGATGTTGCAGGCCGCCACGAACGCCACCGCGGCCGCAGTCAAGGGCGGCCAGTAGTGCGCCACCGCGGGAACGATGGCGGCGGCCACGGAAACGCCAAGGGTGGCGTAATTGAACCGCAGGGTGCGGCTGCGCAGTTTGGTTTTCATCGTCTAGGGGTCCTGTAGAAATTGGAGCAGCATGGCGGTGACGCGGCGGCGGTGCCTGGCCGCCCAGTCCGCATCGCTCTCGCCCTGCTGCTGGTTGGTGGTCACCGTGATGGTGATGCCGGCGCTTTTCCAGGTTGCTGTCGCGGGGTCCATGGCAATGCCCTTTTCGGTTCTCAGGTCCTGGGTGTTTTGTTCGATGGTGTGGGCCGTGGTGGCCACGTAGGTGATGCCCAGGAGCGCAAGGCCCAGGAGCAGCACCAGGAGTTTGTCGCGCATGTATTCATCTGCCGCGGGCCGCCTGGTTGACGGCCTCGAGCTTTGCGGACAATTCCGAGAGCCGAGCCATTACTGTGTCGTGCCGATACTGGATTTCCTTTTTCAGGGAATCCATTTCGGCCTCGAACACCTCGCGCGAAACGAACCGGGTGCGCATGTTGTCCTCGATCCTGGCGAACATCGTCACCGCAACCGCCACGCCGGCCACTAGCAGCGAGAGCAGCGCATAAACGCCTGCCAGCGGCACCTTGGTTGCGCCGGTGATCGATTGGCCGTCGCCCTCGATTCTGTGTGCCATGGGCTGGGTCCTCACTTAGAGCTCGGCGTCAGCCGTAAAGTGCCCGTTGAGCAGCGAGAGGCCGCGCACCGAGGCCACATTGGGATAGCCGCTGGAAACCTGGTTGTTGTCGCTTGTGCTGGTCACCGCGCGCGCCGCGCCTTCCCAGTCCACGTTGCCGGCTGTGCCAGCGCCGGGCGAATACCAGGTTAGGGTTGGTGTGGCGCGCATCTTCACCGGGTAGCGGGTGTCTAGGGTGTGCCCTGCCTGGCCGGATATCCATGCCCTGGACGATCCTGGCGTGCTCACGGTGCCAGGCGGGTTATTGGTGCTGGAGTTGGGGTCCGTTATGTAGGTGTTCCAGTAGTACCGCGCGCAGCGCAGTTGGTCGAGCGCCAGGGGCATTTGCACGAACGGCGAGGCCGCGGCGCCGGCCTCGAATTGCACGCTGCCAATAAGCACCGAGAACAACAGCGCGCTCTGGAATTTCAGCCGCACGGCCAGGTAGGTGTCGGAATTTATGCCGTTGTAGGTTTTGGCGGAAATGCTGGGAAGGGCCACGCTCGCCTGGTGGCGGTTCTGCCCGGCTCCAAGGGTGAGCACGATATTGGGGCCAGCCGTCACCACATCAGCACTGCCGCCACCGCCAAAGTTTTGGACGAACTCGGTAGCGATGGTCAGCGTGGTGCCAGCGCCGAGACTCTCGAGCTCGGCATAAAACGAAACCACCGCGGTTTGAGCCTGGAAGGTGCGCACATCCTCCACGCGCTGTTCGAGAAACGGCACCGTGCCCACCGCGGTCTGGTTGTGGCGCAGGCAGACATCATGCCCGGCGGCCAAACCTTTGGCGTGCGTGCTCCACGATGCTCGCGCAACCGTGGACGCAGCCGCGCCTGCGGTTCCTGGCGAGGATTTCCAGCGGTCGGCCAGGTAAAGCACCTGGCCCACGGTCAGGTTGTTGGAATAGGGAACTCGGTTCCAGAGCAGGAAATTGGCATTTAGCAGCACATTGCGGAACACGCGCGGCGGCCTGGCAAAACCGTCAATCGCGGATAGCAGCTGGGTGTTGGTGGGCTTGTTGAGCACGATTCCGGCGCCCTCCACCACGTTCACCAGCTCGGCCTGCACGGCGTTGAGCCAGTCATCGGTCACCTGGGTGGCCGGTGTGCCGGCCTGCGGGTCACCCTCGAGAAACGTATTGCCGGGGCCTGGGTTTGCGCCGTCGATTTTGTGCATGGTCCGCGGTCCTGGTCAGGTGATTGAGTCGATGGGCGGGGCGTAGAAGTCCAGCGCGAGCTCCTGCGGCTCAAACTCGCCGTAGTAGAACACCAGCACCACCTGCGCCGGCAGGCGGTGGCCCAGTGCGCACTCGAGCAGCGCGCGGTCGGCGCTGCCCAGGTACTGAATGCCCAGCACGTACTGCCAGGCGATGCCATAGACGAAATGGCCGGCCAGTGCGCTGCCGGCTTTCAGCGGCGAAAAGTGCAGCAGGGTCACCGTGTAGCCGAGCGCGGCGAACATGGCGAGCACCTCGGGCGTGGAAACTCCGGCGTTGCCGGCGAGCCTGGAGGTAATCGAGGCCCTCCTGGTTTCCATGTTCTGATTCGAGCCCAGGCAGGGGTCCGGCAGGCCAAGGGCCCGCTCCCACTCGCTCACCAGGTCGATGGTGCGCGCCGGGTTGGTGTCCGTCTGGAATCGATCCACCTGCAGCTCCACCTCGACAATCGCGGCGGCGATGGCGCGCAGCACTCCGGCGGTGACCGAGGCCGGCGCGGTGCTCCAGGCGCGGCCGTTGGGGTACAGGTCGCGCACCAAGCTCTCGAACGCCGGCAGCCGCGCGGCGGCGGTGTCCACCAGAGGCAGTGGCAATTCCGCCTCGAACTCGAGCACCAGGCTGGCGAATTCAAAATCGGCCACTGCTCAGGTCCAGGTGATGGTGCCCACAACGGGAATCTGGCCGCCGCCCAGCACCAGGTCGCTGGCTGGAACGGTGAGCACGTGATCGGTTTCGCCAGGCGCCAGACTGATGGCCTCGCGCAGGTGAGAAAGGGGCAGCGTGGTGCTCGGGCCGCCCTCGCGCAGAAACAGGTCGGCAAGGCTCTGCGCAACCGCGGCGCGCACCTCGGCGGTGTCTGGCACCACGTGAATCGTAAACGCCACGGTTACCTGCACCGGCGCAAACACAAGCACCGGCACCGGCTCAGGCCGGCGGGCGTCGATGTAAGCCTGCACCTCGGCCACCTTGGTGGCGCTTGGAATCGGCGTCACCGGGTCGTCGTCGAGCACGAAAGTAAGCCCAACGGTGCCGGGCCCTTGGTTGGCCGGCAGCGGCCACGCCCTAGTCACTCCTGGCACCTCGAGGGCCCACCGCTCGTAGTCGGCCGCGGTTCCAGAGCCTGGCGCATTGCCCAGGCGCTGAATCAGGCGCGCGCGGAAAGGCTCGTCCAGCTCCTGGTCCACACCGCCAGAGAGCCCGTTGGCGTCCACCTGCACGCTGGTGATGGTTCCCACCACCGTCGAAACCAGGCCGAGCGGCGCCAACGCCGGCGTGTTTCCCAGGGTCCCATCGGTGACGGCCAGCACGCTCACGGTGGCCGCGCCGCCCATCACCGTCGAAACCACCTGGGTAGCGAATTGCTCGCCATCGGCGCGCTGCACCAGCGTGCCCAGGGCAATCACGGTTCCATCGGTGCCGGCGAACACAATCAGGCCGCCGGCCGGTCCTGCTGGCTTGCGCGGCAGGGTGAGCAGGCCACCCCAGCGGTCGAGGTTGCTGGAATCGCACGTGTCCGGCCAAACCTGCGCCACTTCGTAGTCGATGCGGCCAAACTGCAGATGGCAGGCGCCGGCCACCACGCGGGCAATGGCAGCGAGCGGGCCGCGCGGGATCAGTTGGCCCAGCGAAAGCCGGCTGGCAAGGTCCTGCTCGGTGCGGGTGATTAGCTCGGGCAGCGTGGGGCGCGGGAGTGCCATCGCCCCAGGATACGGTAGGCCCTAGCCGAATAGCAGCCTGGTGGAGTCGCGCGCGGCGCCGCTGCCGCTCTCGAGCTCGGTGCCCAGCCAGTATTCGCTCCAGCGCGGCCGTGTGTCTGGGGTGATGGTCAGCTCGATGCGCAGGTGGCCCTGCTCCACCCAGCTCGCGGCGGCCTTGATGTTGCTGGCGATGCCGCGCGCGCGCATCCATTCCAGGCTTTCGCTGGCGTACGCCTCGGCTTCGCGCAACGTTTCCTCGAGCATTTTGCTGCGCTCGGTGAGCCAGAGCAGAGAACCCCAGCGATCACCTGGGCGGTCGGCCCAGTAGCCGCGCGGGTCATCCTCGACGGCCAGGCCGTCCTCGGAGCTCGCGCGCCCATCGGTCCACAGACTGGCCAGCACCGAGGTGGCCAGGCCCTGGTCCATTACCAGGTCGCCGTTGGCAAGCTCCAGGTCGATGTCGGCACCGCCTGGGCTTGAAAGCCGCAGATCCACGCCCTTGGGGTTTGCGCCAGGCGGCAGGCCGCTGCCCATGCTCACGGCAAACCAGTTGAGGCTGCCGCTCGCCCCCAGCACGATCACCCAGGCGGCCATCAGTCGAGGTCGAGCCCAACTGTGTCTCGAACCCAGTTGTAAATTTGGGTGGTCAGGCTGCCGCCCTGCACGTAGTTGCCGGCAGCATTGTGGAAGCACACTCGGCCGGTGTTGGCGTTGTAGGCGCCGTTGCCGGCCGAGAGGTCCAGCGAAAACTGGGTGGAGCTGATGCGGGTGGCCGAGCGCACGCCGTTGGCGCCGGTGTTGCCGGTGGCCTGGCCTACCTTGACCACATCGCCTGTTCTGATGCCGTGCTCGGCCGCCGTCGTGCAGACGATGGGGCTGGCGTTGGTGGCCGAGACAATCACCTGCGCCGTGCTGGTTGTGCCGCTGGTGTCGGCATCTTCGCCCCAGTAGCTCACCAGCGAGAAACCACCCAGCGCGGCCAGTGCCACCTCGGCCCAGCGCACATCGTAGGAATCATCGGCGGCGTACTTGTTGGGCACCTTGGCCACCAGCGAATCGCCCACCTGGTAGCCCACGCTGGGGTTGGTGGCGTTGAACATGAAAATGGGCACCGTTCGAGCCACGGCGAGGTCGCGCGCGGTCATCTGCGCCAGCAGCAGGCCGGGGCTCATCGCCTCGCGGCGCGCGCGCGGCATGTCCTCGTAGCCGTAGCGGTCCTGGATCGTCGGCACCGCGGTGGTGGTGAACGTCTGCGCCGCATCCCCGTGCTTTTGGAACGTGTTGCCGTTGGCAAAACTGTTGCCGTTGCCCATCAGCGGGTTGAGCACCATGGTGCAGGCCGCGCCAGAGCCCGAAATGCTGTAGATAATCCCGGAAACGTTGGGATTGCTCACGCCGTCCACCTGGTCGCCAACCACCAGCGTGCCCACCAGGGTGCCGAACAGCGAAACGCGCGGCCGGTAGCGGCTGGGGGTGGCCGCGGCGGCGATGAAAGGGGCGTAGGCCGCCGGGCTGCCCATGATCCTCGAGGGGTCTGCCTGGCAGGGGAGGAACGGCGGGCCGCCCAGGATTATGCAGCGCGGGCGGTGGTCCAGCACCAGCACGTTGTCGCCCATGGCCGCCTGCCGGCCGCCAACGCGCGCGAACATCCCCCAGGATTCCGGCAGCCATTGCGAGGCCGCCAGGTTGCCGGCGCCGGCCGAAGAGCCGTAGGCGAAAACCTGGTTGGAATCGCCCAGGCCGTCGAGCCATCCGCCAGGCAGGCACTCGGTTTTGAGGTACTGAATGGCCTGGCCAACGCAAACCGAAATTTCCGGGAACAGCGCCGGGTTGGGCCCGTTGGAGCCAAAGGTTTCGAGGCCGCCGCCCAGCGGGTACTCGAGCAGCACCACGATGGCGCCGCCGTTGGCGAATGCGTTGGGCAGGTCGAGCCTGCTAATCATCGCCAGGGTGGGGTAACGCTCGTTCGATTCGTCGGCGCCAGGTTGCGCCCAGCCGCCGCCATGGATGTCCACGTAGATCGGCCGCGGGCTGCCTGGGTAGCCGCCAAAACCGTTGCTGGGGGCAAAAGCGTAGCCGTAGGCTTTTGAGTGTCCGGTGTTGTACTGGAACCGCCGGAAGGAAACGGCCCTGGAGAAAATCGGGGGTGTGGGCACTTACTTAGCTCCGCGGGTCAGTTTGGCTATGAACGCGTGCACGTTGCAGTAGGCCACGCCCGAGGTCGCCACGCCTGGGCCTATGGCCATCCACACTCCCACGTTGCGCTTGCTGCGCTTGTTGGTGAGGTCGTCGCCGTCTTCGAGGTCCCAGCCGGTGTGGGCGGCGTCCACGATGTTGTCCGATCCACGCTGGCGGCCAACCACGTACCCAGATGCCGGCGAACCCCAGCCGCCGCCAGAGTAGGCCGCGGTTGAGAGCTCCAGCCGCAGCATTCCAATTAGGCCCTGGCTTCGGTCCAGCTTGCGGGCCGCCTGCAGCCTGATGGTGGCCATGAACGGCGTTTCGCTCGAGATTGTCGGCATTGCCGGCGAAACGAACATCATGCGCGCGCGCTTGTTGGCGGCATCGAGTCCGGTGGTGATCCAGATGGGCTCATCGATGTTGAGCGTGAAATAGAGCAGGGGGTTGTCGGGGGTGGTGTTGACCATCACGCCCGAGCACGTGATCTCAAGCACCGCGCCGTCCGCAAACTCACCGCGCGGCAGCTCGAAGGATTGGTTGTATCCCCAGGGGTCGAGCGGGAACCGGTACAGGCTGGTGCCTACCTGCTCTTCCTGCGCCACGCCCAGGCAGTTGTAGTAGCAGGTCGGCCCAGTCGAGAACCGCGGCGCTTTCTTGCCGGTGGTGTCGCCGTAGCCGGTGGTGGAGCCGAGAAAGGTCCCAACGTCTACGCCGGTCAAGGTGCCAATGGGTCCGGTGAGCACCTCGGCGCCGGCGCCGGCGGCCGTGCCAGAAAATTGCGAGAGCACCACGGTGCCGCCTGGGCCCACGTGGTTGATGGAGACCAGGCGAGACACCCATGCGCCGGTCGAACCGGTAACTAGGTCGTTCGCCACGGGCCTGGTGCCGGTGCTGCCCGAGTAGCTGGCGTTCACGCGGGTGCGGTAGCGCGGCGAGAGCACCTCGGGGTTGGTCTCCACGCCGGCGAGCTGGGTGCCGCAGGTCCACAGACCAGACGCCTGGGCGAGCACCACGGTGCCGCCGCGGTGGCGGTCGTAGAGGTTGAGCGGGCCGCGCGGACTGGTCGAGAGCAGGCGCGGCTCGGTGGTGCGCTGCACGGTGCCGTCGATCAGCTCCGAACCCACCCTGGGCACACCGGCCACCGAGTCGAGCAGCGGCACGCCGTCAAGGTCCACGATGCCGCTGGGGACCATCAGCGCATCGCCCACCGGCAGCTCGTCCATTGAGGCCAGGTTGGTGCCGTCGTCTGCGCCGAGTGCTACGGGGCGTCTGTGTGCCATGGGGTTAGCTGGTGTGGATTGTCACGTACACCATGGTGCCGTTGGCTCGGCGCACGGGCAGACCGAGCTCGGCGCGCAAGTAGCGCAGCAGGGTGCCGTCCGCGCGGATTACCTGGTGGGCTTGGACAATTGCGAACACGCGGCCATCCTCACCGAACCGTGCTGGAGAATCTAGCGAGCTGCGCCGGTCAGCTCTGCACGCTTGCTGCCGGGCTTCCGGTGGCCGTGTGGCCGCAGCTGGCCGCCATTCCGGCCGCCACCACTGCCTGGCCATCGATGCGCACGAAAGTCGAACCCGTGGGCAGCGTGGCAGCCAGGTGGGCTCCAAGGCCGTGGCCCTGGACTGTGGCGCCAACCACCGCGGCCAGCGCGCCATCGAGTCGCACGAACGCCTGGGCGGTTGCCTGCACCAGGCCGCCGGCGCTGTCGATGCCCACTCGAGTTATGCCGGGCATGGTCAGCTGCTGTTGATGTCCACCGCGGCGCCGGTAATCACCACGCCGGCGGGGGTCACCTCGATGCTCGAGGGGCCAGAGGCAATGGTCGCGCTGGTGGCCGCGGTAACCTGCAGGGTGTCCGCAATCACATCGACGCTATCAGCCTTCACGGTCACCACCTGGCCCAGGGCGGTCACCGTGATGGCGCCGCCGGCGTCGATGTCCACGCTCCCAGCAGAGGCAACGCCCAGGCCGGCGTTAGTGGTGCTCACCGCTATGCTGCCGTCTGCTTTCAGGTGCACGCGCGAGCCAGCCGGCCCGTACACCATCACCTCGCCATCTTCGAGGCCGGTGGGGCGCGCGCGCCGGTCGTCAACAACCACCACCAGCGGGTGGTCACGGTTGCCCTGGGCGAACACCACCACCGCCTCGGCGCCGGCCGCCGGCCTCGAGCTCAGGCCGTAGGGCTGGAAGTGCTCGGCCCGAGGAATACGCTCGGTGCCCATTACGGCCAGCTCGAGCTCCTGGAGCTTGGGCGTATCGTTCGAGCTGCGCACCACCGCGCGCGCAATCATGCCCACAACCCTGCCGCGCAGCGGTGCGAGCCACCTGGCCAGCGGGCTGCTCATTGGTCTGGGTCCTCGATGTCGTCTGGCTCGGCCTCGCCGGCGGTGGTGTTGTCGAGCCATTCGCGCAGCAGATCGTCCTCGGCCTTGAGGTCCGGCTGTTTCTGGTAGGCATCTGCGCGCACCAGCTCGAGGCTGGTGGTTTCTTCGCGCTCGTTTTGCGTGAAGGTCACCGATTGCAGCAGCAGGTCGCCGTCGAGGTCGATGGACGGGGCCCGCACGGCCACCAGCTCGTTGATGTCCCAGAGCCTGCCAGGGCCGGCCTCGAAGTGCTGGCGCCAGCCCTGCACCGTGGCCTCGAGCCTGACCGCGCGCGCGGCTCTCACCGTGGCTTCCCATTGCGCGCGCTCTTTCGCGGTCTGGTTGCTCAGGGCGGCCTCGGCGATGATTACCAGCGTGCGCCCAGCGCGCGCGCTCTGGTCTGTGGCTTCGCCTTGCACCAGCGCCACCAGGTCGGCCGAGCTGGAATCCGAACCAGGCCGCTGGCCCAGCACGGTGTACGTGCGAAAACGGTCTGCATCGCCAGCGGTAAACGCGCCGCTGGCAAGGTTTTCGCCCTCCACCAGCTCGACATCGGCGTGCAGCAGCCCAGGGTCTCGAACCACCAGGCGGCCGGTGCCATCGGAGTAGACCAGCACACCGCGCAGCCGGCAGGCGCGCTCGATGGCCGCCCAGGCGGTATCCCCAGGCCGCAGGGCAAAGGTATCGAAGGCCGCCACCAGCGCGCCGGCTCCCCAGTGCACCGCTACACCGAAAGGGCTGGCCAGATCCTTGAGCAATTGCACGGTGGAAACGTTTACCCAGCTGCCTGGGTTGTTGCGCGCGGTGCAATCCACCAGGTCCGCGGTGTTGTCGCGGCCGGAAAACCGCACGCTGCTCGAGCTCGAGCCCAGGGTGCGCACCACTTCCTCGATGTGGCCGGAGAGTAATAGATCGCCAGACGCCAGCACCTGCACATCGTCCCCAGGAGCCAGCGGGTAGGGCGAGCGCGCCGGGCTGGTGATCTCGAACGAACCGCTGGCGGCATCGATGGCGCGGGTGACCGATACGCTTTGCCAGCCGGTAAGCACCTTGCCGCGCACCAGCACCTCAACGGTTTCAGGCACTCAGCACCTCGATGGGCACGCCGGCGGGCAGGAAACCGGGGTGCGGCACGTGGTTGCGGGCGGCGATTTCGTCCGCGCGGCCCACATCGTCGTGGATACGGTAGGCCAGCACGATGGAGCTGGTGGCCCTGGCGAGCACCAGGCGGCGGCGGCGCGGCAGAGTCGAACCAGGCGGCGGCACCTGCGCGGCCAGGCGCGCGCGCAGCTCCTGCAGCGCCACGAATTCCGCATCGGTGACGCTGGCAGCCTGGTCGTCGATGGCATCCTCGAGCAGCGTGCGGGCCGCCACGGCGTCCTCGTAGCTCTCCCAGGCCACGCGGCCGGCAGCCCTGGCCCAACCGGCGAGCGCGGCGCGGCGCGCGGCGCCGGCCACCAGGTTGGCATTGTTGAGCTGCAGATAGGTCTGGTGGCCGTTGGGGCGCAGGGTCTCGAGGTGCTGGTATGCGTACAGGCTCGCCAGGGCGTCGTTGATGGTCACCAGCACCAGGTCATAGCTGGCTTTCATCTGCGCAGCCAACGCCACCGGCTCGAGTACCAGGGCCTGCGCATCGCGCACCATGCTGGCGGCGTTTCTGGCCAGGGCCGAGGCATCTTCCACCGCGCCGCGCACCACGCCGATGGCGCCCAGCGCGCTGCCCACCTTGGCCACTTCATCGCTGGCGGCGGTTAGTACGTTGTTGGGCACCAGGGACACCTCGAGGCCGGCGGCCATGGCGTCCACGCCGGCCTGGCTCAGGGCGTTGGCTGCGGTGTCGAGGGCCTGCAGGCCCTGGGTGCGCCGCAGCGGCGCCGGCAATAGTTCCACCTCCACGAAACTCAGGGAGAATCGGGCCATGCCCTTTTCGTCGCTGGTTTCGCGGCGAATGCACGAAACCGGGCGAACCACCAGGTTTTCGTGGTAGGGCAGCTGCAGCTTGCCGGGCGTGTTGCGGTCGGCGCAGGCATCAATCAGGGCCAGGGCCTTGTCCAGATACCTGGAGCCCATCACGAACGCATCGAAGGAAATGGTCCGCGGCTGTTTGCCAAAGTCGCTCACTAGCGGCAGGTCGCGGCCGGGCAGCGAGTCGATGGAAAGTCGCCGGCCGGTGTCCTCCTGCGTCGAGGCCACGAAAAACCGCACACCGCGGTAGCTGCCATCGCGCATGGTCGGGGTGGGCATGGCCTCAGTGTACGGGCGGCCTAGTCGGGGATCATCGCCCAGCCCATATCCACGCCCACATCGATGCCGGTGGCCTTGGTTACGCTAGCTTTTGTGCCCTTGGGCGCATTGTCAAAGCGCACGTTTACCTCGGCAGCCGGCGCGCCTGCTGGCGTGCTCGCCTGCCTGCGCATTTCGACGGCCTGCTGCAGGGCCCGAGAGCCTGCGCCAACGGCCGGCGCCTGGCTTTGGCGGTTGATGGGTATGGCGGCCTCGAACCGTGCGCGGTCCTCGGCGGTGACCACGTGGCCGAACGCATCGGCCTTGCCGAAGAGCAGGTTTTCCTCGATCCAATTGGCCGCGGCTTTCACGGTGTCGAACTTTTGGATAAACCGCGCCAGCGCCGCGGTCAGATCGTCCCACCAGAAAATCGCGGCTGGAATGGCCAGGGCCATGGCGGCCACCAGCTCGAACGGCAGACCGAGCGCGGCGGCCACGGGCACCAGGATCGAACCGAGCCACTCGGCGGCTGCGGCGATCTTGCCAAAGGCCGTAACCACGTTTCCGGCCAGCCAGATGATGGGCCCCAGCGCCGCGGCGATGGTCGCCAGCGTGATGCCGAGCTCCAGCAGGCGCGGGTCCAGTTTATTCGCGCGCTCGAGCACATCGGCCAGGCCGTGTGCCATCTTGGTGACACTCTCGAGGATGCCCGAGCGCGCCAGCGTGATTTTCAGGTCGTCTAGCGTGTTGTCGAGCTCCCACAGGGCGCCCTCGGTCGAATTGATGCGCGCGCCGGCCTGGGCCGCGGCGGTGCCCACCTTGGAGAGGTTGGTGGCGGTCGCGCGCAGCGCGCTCGAGCCCTGCTGCAGCAGCGCCGCCATGCCTGGGCCGGCCTTTTTGCCGAAGATGTCGAGCAGATCGCGCGCGCTGGCACCGCGCTTTTCGAGCACCTCCACCACCTCGGTGAGGCCGCGCAGGTCACCGGTCGAGGTGAAAATGTCGGCGCGGTGGATTTTGAGTCTGGCCAACGCCTCGGCCGCCTGCTTGGTTGGTTTCAGGAGCGCGGCCATTGAGGCCCGCAGCACCGCGGTGGGCTCGGCGCCCACCTTGCCCAGGGCAATCACCGCCGCGGCCACATCCTCGAGGCCAAGGCCCAGGTCATGCGCGAGCGGCGAAACCTTGACCAGCTGCTCGGCCACGCCGGCCAAGCCAAGGTCGCTCTGGCTGTTGGCTGTCGCCAGCAGATCGGTGACGCGCGCAACGTCGGCCACCTCGAGGTTGTAGGCGCGCAACACCTTGAGGGTGAGGCCGGCGGTTTCGGCGAGGTCGCTTTGCGAGGCAATCGCCAGGTTTGTAGCCAGCGGCAGCGCGGCCATGGATTCGGCCAGGCTCAGGCCTAGCTTGCCCATGGCGGTCAGGGCGTCGAGGCCGTGCTTGGGGTCGAAGTCGCCAGGGATAGCTGCCGCGGCGCGCGCGGCCTCTGCCAGCTGGTCGGCCGTGGCGCCGCTGGTGGCGCCAAGGCTCGCCATGGCGCGGTCGGTTTCGATGGCCTTGGCCGTTGCCAGCGTGAACAGTCCAACCACCGGCGCTGTAATCCCCAGGGTCAGGCTCGCGCCCAGCTTGCTGGCCTTGGCCCCAAAGGCATCGATCCTGCCGCCCAGCTTGGCCAGCGGCGCGCTGGCCTTGTCGATGGCCGAAATAACAACGGCGAGCGGGAGAGTTTTGGCCATGTTCGCTCAGGAGTGCCGGCCGGATTGCTCGCCGGCTATGGCGTGAATTTCGAGCCAGAAAGCGTAGTCGGCACCGCTCAGGCCCAGGAGCTGGTCAGGGGACCACCCGAAGGTCACCGCGAGCGCGGCGATACCCTGCCGGTAGTCCCCACCGAAGGGTCCACCATGGTGGCCACCGCCTGGACCACGGCCAGCACATCCTGCGCGGAGAGCAGATCGAACAGCGGCGGCGGATAGCCGGAAACCGCGCTGGCGAGCTCGAGGTAGTAGTGCGGCGGCACGTTGCGCTGGGCTGGCAGCGGCACGTGCCGCATGGCCGCGCCGGTGATCGGCTGGAGCTCCAGCTTGGCCACGATTTCGCTGCCGAAATGCACCGGGCTTGAGAGCTCGATGCACACCGGGGCCGCGGTCATGGCCCTGGGTGTGGGGGTTGTGCGCGGCGCGGGGCTGCCGTTGGTGTCCTGGGGAGAACGGACCATTGGCCTAGACTTCCTCGAGCACGGTGCCCTCGAACCGGATAGGCAATTCGCCCTCATCTGCGTTGAGGGTGCCATCCGCCGCCTGCCAGGCATCGCGCAGCACCAGGGTTTTGCCGCCCTGAAACTGCAGGGTGATCGTTGCGCCCTCCACCTGCAGCAGGGCCTTTACGTCAAGGTCGCTGCGGTTGGTGATGGTGCCCTCGATGAACGCCACTTGGCTCTCGCCTTTGTAGCCCTGCACGCCGGAAACACCGATCACCGCGGTTTTCTTCTCGAGGCCGTAGCCCACGGAAAAATTGCCCTTGGCCGGCAGCGTGGTGCCGTTGACGGCCAGGTAGAGGGTGCCGGCCACCCGGTTGGATTTCGTGCCCGTTGCCATTGTTCGATCCTTCTTGGGGGTGGGTCAGGTTACAGGGTGAACTCGATGCGGGTGCCGATCACCTGCAGCTGGTTCACCAGATTGACGGGCAGCAGGAAGTCCATGCGGTTGGGGTCCGTGGCGTTGCGCTCCACCACTAGGTCGCGCTTGAACTGCTCGCGGCCTTCCACCAGGCCCAGGGCTTCCATGGCCACGAACCAGGCCACGGCCTCGGCGCGGCCGCGCTCGGGCGTCATGATTGGCTGGCCGGCGGCGAAGTTGGTGCCGTCGTTGGCCAGCTTGTGCCTGGGGTATTTGGTCAGCAGGTTGGTGCGCCAGGAGTAGCGCAGGAAACTCAGCGTGGCCCAGGTGTTGACATCGAGGTAGGTGGCGTCCGCTGCGCCGCCACTGTTCACGCGCGAATTGGTGATTAGGCGGTGGATCATCACCGAACCGTCGCCGGTGATTTTGTAGGTGGCCATGCCACCGCGCAGCAGTAGCTCGCGCTCCGGCTGGGTGAACACATCCGAGGTTTTCGGCGCCATCACGCCCTTGAGCACGATGGTGTGCAGCTGCCGCGCGGGGTCCTGGCCGAGGTAGAAAGCCGCCTCGGCGGCCAGCGCGGCGCCAACCACCCAGCTCGGGCTCGGGCTCGCCTTGAGCGGCATCTGGTGCGAAAACTGGCTGTTGAGCAGCAGGCC